TTGTTCAGTATCGATGATCTCAAGAACTTGATCATTGCTTGCTGAATCCATAAACTTAGCTGAAATAGTAGTTCCAGGTGAGCCTTGAGCTGACAACGCAGTGCTGAGTAAGAAGTTAGACACTGCACCTGCAGCTGCAAAATTACCTGTAGTTGCTTCACTGGCTGCTGCTGCACCCAAGTCATTAGCAAGTGTGGTACCAGCGGCTCCTGCTTTAGTGACTGTAATAGTACCAGTAGCAGCACTGCTACTAGACCTAAGATTGACTGGCTGAACAGCTGTGCGATAAATCACAGCACCCTCAGGTACTGTTAAATCTTTGTCAAGACGGGGTTTGTCGTCTCCACGCATATCTGGTGATAATACTTTAGGTAAGAGTACCGCTGCGGTACTTCCTTCAGTAATATCTGCAGTCACTGCTGCATAACCAATCTTACTGTAGAACACAACTCCTGGAAGAGCTTCTACACCTTGCCCGTTATAAGCGTTTAAACGAGCTACAAAATTACCGGGATAAATAATAGACATTGATAGTTACCTCCTTATCAAGCTACAAAGGAGTAGCCAACGGTGATGAAGTCCTTATTAAGGATTTCAAAACCAGCAAACAGAGACCAAATCATGATAATGAATCGTGAGAAGTCATCATTATTATTCAAAAGAATCTGAGCATTGTTTCCACCAATACCTACGCCAACAGCCTGTGGACCAAAGAAAACCAACGGTGATCGGACGTAATCACCTGCATTATTCGGGTCGGTCGAGTTAACAATGATGTTCCTATCTGATTCTGGAAGGTTTGTTGATTCAAACCAACGAACTCCCTCAAAAAGAAATCCGGTAGGCATCACTGGCTGNCCAGCTACGAAACCAGCTTGACCATAAGCGGGACCCATGCCTTGACGGAATGTTTGCTGCAGCGAAGCGTTAGGATCCATTGGGTTAATGGCCCCTCCGGTTGCATATCGTGCCATCTCACGGAAATCTAAATCCTGACGCAGATGCATCATTGCAGTGGGATCACAAATACAACGATAATAACCATCAGCAAATGTAGGAACGTTGCGCTTACGCATGTCCTTAATTACTGTAAGCAGGTCTTCTTTAATATCGAAGGTGTGCTCATCTACGAGATAAGTCATGCCGTGCGTGCCGCCTGCTTCACCAAGAAGTTTTTTACCACCTGGGTAGTAATAACCACCTTGAGTATGATCAGCGGGTTGGTCGTCATCACCTTTCAGGAGCTCGTCTGCGAAGACACGATCACGCCAACGGCGGTAATCATCAAGCAATGTTAAGCTACCGATTGACTGGTGGAAAACGTTAAGGTTACCAGTGTCAAGCAGAAGTCGCTGAGCTGTAATCAGAGTTTCACGGGCTACCTTAAATGTTGAAGGTGCGGTCGTGTCACGGGTATCTGCAGGGCCAGTGTACTCACGAAGCGTTACGAGTACTTTGTCCTTAACAATGTTGCGAGCGCTAGCTGTACCAAGAGTTTGATCAGCAGTCCTCTCACGTGAGTCCTTAGTGCCAGGGGCTCCCCAGAAGCGGTAACGATCAAGCTGCACGGTTTGGCCGGGCTGCTTAGAGAAATCATGTACAACTACTGGCTCAACTGCCATCTCAATGATGTAAGCAGGGTGGGGCCTGTAAAGTTCTGCACCAAGGAGCTTCGGAAAATCATTATCAATCCACATAGGATTTAATGCTCCATATAGCTACAAGGTTTACAATGCGGTATGTTATTGACCACATAAGTAAATGATACTACTTATAATCAAGTCATAGTTTAGTTTCCCGAATATTCATGGGACAGTTTATTGAAACATCTGAATGGAGACCTATTCATACTTTGCCTGGCTTTGAGTGTTGTATTGAGTATTATGTCAACCGATACGGAGATATTAAAAGTACAAAAGGAAATAAGGATCGCCTGCTTAAACATAAGCTACATAAAGCTGGATATCCTATGGTTACTCTAACTCAGAGAATCGGCAGAAAATCACCTAAATATGTTTGTGTTCATTCGTTAGTGGCCTTAGCTTTTTTACCAGCTCCTCCTACACCTTATGGAACGGCTAAAGGCTGTACACATATACGACATATAGATCAAGATAATGCTAACTGCCATTTAACTAATCTTGAATGGTCTTCACCAGTGTTAAAGTAAAATCATTTAGAATAAATATAAAGTATTTTAATAACAATGGCTGATTCTCTCCGTTTAAGAAACTATAGCTCACTTATCGGTCAATCAGGTAATGAGATGAAGCTTGTCTCAGGTAGAGGAGGTAATAAAACTCATAAATGGTGGGGAAGAGGCCCTGTCCGTAGTGTTGATTTCAATGTATCACTAAGTAATGGACATATTGTTGTACTTAAGATTGCTTGCGGAAGTAATTGTGAAGTGACCATTGAACATGATGGAGATGGTAACTTTGCTTTCCATCGTGCAAACGATATTGAACGTATCGGTGTATTTAATATCGAAACCGGAAATTTAATTACAGACTACATAATCTCTAAACGAACAAAAAAGGTTCATCCAGTTACTGTAAGTGCACTGCCTGAAAATCCTAAGATTGGAAGTGTCCTAATCAGTGGGTTAACTAAAGTCTCGATGGATTCCCCTTCCTCTCTTTATTCATTCACTACTACTGGAAACGCTACAGACTTATCACCTACTTTTACTGTTACAGATAAAAAGGCTACGATTAAAGATAATCTAATCACCTTCTCTGCTGCTGGTTCTTATACGGTAACAGTAAGTTTATCTTCAGAATCTGCAAGCGATTCACCTACAACGGGTACTCTTAATGTAACTGTAACTAAGGCAACTGTCAAAAAAGCTGTTAAAGAAGCAGATTAAGTATACAGTCTTGGTAAATATGCTTTTTGATCTTCAGTCATCTCATCTTTCAATACGATGTTGCTACCAATTACACACTTGACATTATAAGGTATCCTTTTAGTTGTTCTAGCGTGGAAACCTATATAGAAACTATCATTAAGAGCAAGGAACATCTTATCGTATGGATGCTCTTCTTTTATACTGCTGTACAAAGTAACATCAAGCCAATTGTCAATATAATGATTACTTGTTTTTAAATTATCTAAAGTCACTTCAATGTAACTTGTGTCTTGTGTTAATTCATCTGATGCAGTTGATACAGCAGAACTGTAAGTATTGACTACAGTCGAATCTTCTGCATTCACGTTATATATAACACTATCCCAATCCNCACTAGTAAAGACTTCATCTGAATCCATAGCATCGTAGTAACCGGATGAATCTGAAATCTCAAAATTTCCGGTATCAANAATATTCACATTGAATTTTATAAATTTATTCTCGGCTCCCATTAATCCTATAGAATCACTATATATGACACTATATCCAGCAGTTCTTACTGTCTCTTCAACTGCTTTCTGTATTGTTCCACCAGAAGCGTAGTTAAGTGATCTATTAACAGCTAGCTCATGAGGTTTTTGACCAGCACCTCCGCCATATATTTTACGATTATTTAGAATCTCCTGAGTTACATTCATTTTAATACTAAGTTAAACCTATCTCTATTGTAGATTACATATACTCACTAACTTTATCGCTCTTGGTTTTTAATGCTCTAAGTGCTTTATTTTCTAAAGTCCTTACTCTATCTCTACTCATATTCAGTACTTGACCAATTGCAGTCATAGACATTGGCTCTAGTACCTCTTCACCTATTCCATAACGCATACAAACCACAGCCGCTTGCATTTCAGGTAGTTCATCGATTAATTTATTTATATCTTCTTTAACGCATAATTTTTCTAATAGAAAATCAGGAGCCTGTGTCTCATCCTCTAACAAGTCAATTAGACATGTATCTCTATTCTCTCCAATCTTTATTTCAAGAGATGTTGGCTGACGTGCTTTGCACATTAAATCCTTAATGTCATCCACAGTAAGCTCAAGCTCTTCTGATAATTGAAATACAGTTGGAATCTCGCCATTCCTCTGAGATAGCTCCCTCTGAGCTTTCTTCAAACGATTTAGATTCTCAGTCACATGAATGGGTAATCGTATCGCTCTGGATTTCTCCGCAATCGCTCTGGTGATCCCTTGACGAATCCACCAATAAGCATAGGTACTAAACTTATAACCGCGACCAGGATCAAACTTCTCCACACCACGGACGAGACCGATGGTTCCTTCTTGAATAATATCAAGTAGCTCCATGTTTCGCTTGGTATATTTTTTAGCAACTGAGACCACCAAGCGTAAGTTTGCTGTGACCATCTTTTCTTTTGCTTTCTTTCCATCACGTAATTCACGGCGTAAGTCTTTGTACTCTATAGATAGCTCTTGTGCTAACTCTTTGTCTGTCAATTTAACGCCATCACAAGATTCGCAAGTATCACGTGTTTCTTCTATCTCCATCATTCTTTGTACTTGGCGACCTAAGAGGATCTCCTCATCATGTTCAAGCAAAGGTACTCTTCCGATATCACGTAAGTATGA